AACGGAAGGAAGCACGGAAGCGGAAGGCATAGCAAAGCCAAGAGTTTTCGGTTTTGTCCGCAATATGCAACCTACTTTAATAGATGCAGCTAACCGCGTTTACCAAATCCATGATGGCGCTGTTCACGAAATTGTCGCTGTGCGTGATTTGGGTGTTGATCTAATTTTTCATGCGGATGCTGGGTCATACGCGTCCCTGCTACTAGAAAACCCGGGTGCCGCTAAATACGCGTCTAATAAATCAGGCGGATTTATAAAATTACACGCTGACCCCGTATTCCTAACGGTTGATGTTCGGGGGAGCACGGATGGTGGGTACGCATCCACTGCAAGTCTTGCTGCTGCCCAAATCTTGCGAGTAACGGGTGCGGTGACTTCCGCCTCCTCTGGTGCGTTCTCGGCGTGGCCTTCTAGCGAAGTCGGTCTCGTTGTCAGAGAAGGCACCGCCGAAGATGCACTTAATAGATTGGCGGCAGGGCTAGGTTCAGTTTGGTGGGGGCCTAATTCTCTTGGTAATTTTGAGGGCGATGTTATCTACGATCCTCAAACCGCAACTTCGACTATCGTAATTGAGCCTTATATGCAATTGTCGGCTCCTGAAGAAACATCTGGCTCCCTACCTCCTTGGTGGCGCATACGTGTAGCGTATCAAGAAGTAGACGCAGTTCAAGAAGGCGGCGATATTTCAGAAAGTATAGACCCCGCTACTAGAGATTATTACGGTCGAAAGCGCAGAGTAGCTATCGCCACTGACCTTGATGTTAAAGTAAGATATCCATTGGCGGTGGATGGACCGGAGTTTCCTGGCGTTCTCGAATCAAAAACAGCGGCGTCTACAATTGCACAGAACCTTCTCGCCATCTATAAAGTGCCCCGCCGAACATGGGCCGCGAGGATAGGGCCTCGCGCGGGGGGCATCAACTGGTGGTCTGTGCCTATTGGTTCTACGGTCACTTTGAAATGGCCCGGCATCCCTACTTTGAAGTCTGGAAAAAAATTGCTTGTCCGTGGTATCTCTGCTAGAGGTGATGCAGCGGAATTGGAGTTGTGGGGTTAATGGGCACCGTTCTGTCTTGGAAGAATTGGGTGAGCCAGAGTGGTGTTGAAGTAACAACGTCAAGCAACCAGCTTGGCCCTGGTGGATTGCTCACGCCCCAAATACAGGACGTGTGGCGAAGTGCTACGTGGAATAGCACAAACAATGCGGTCATAACGGTAGACTTAAAAGAGGCACGGACTATCAGGCTTATTGCCTTTGCTGCGCCACGAGACGGACTGCTGCCCTCATCAGGCGCAACTGTGGCCATCACCGCAAGTAACGTCAGCACTTCAGGTTCTGAAGTGCTTAACCTTACAGCGGCGACATTTACATTGGACCCATGGGGTGTTTGGGGATGGCGTTCGGTGGCGGGCATTTCCGCACGCTATGTCCGCATTACGCTTGTCGGAACAGGAGTGGCCTCAAACTCCTATATACAGTTAGGGCGCCTTTGGATTGGCGATGCGCTCATAACCCAATATTCTTACACTTACGGCCAAGGACGATCTTTCCGTGATCCAGGTGTCAATAGTAGGGCGGGGATTACAGGCATTCGTTATGCGTCTTTGGGGTTGCCTTACCGTGTAGAGCGAATTTCTTTGCCGATTCTCAGCCAAGCGGAAGGCAATTCTATCGTAACGGCGGGCGGCGAAGTCGGCTCCTCCGGCCAGATTTACTTCGCCCGCGAAGAAGAGTATCTAGGCGAAGGCTTGTTTGGCCATTTTTCAGAAGTGCCCACAGTTAATCGACAACTTGAAGATATGTGGACAACTGATTTTCAAATTGAGGAAGACGCATAATGGCTGTCCCCGTTTATGTAGGAGACCGCGTTCTTGTCAACGTTGTCGTGACCGGGACGGTTTCATATGAAATTGCCTCCGTTATCTCTGGGTATTTGACTCCAGAAAACGCGGGTATTGTGACTGGTTCTCGCGTAGCGTATGTAGTTGTAGATAGCCTTGAAAACCCAACAGTATTTGAAGTGGGCGAAGGCATCTACACCAACGCAGCTACCGACACGATCAGCCGAGATACAATTATAGCTACGCATTTAGGCGCTACAGGCGTCCCATCCGCATATAATTGGCCTAGTGGGGGATCAAAATACCTATTCCTTGCACCTTCCGCCAAACGATTTGTCATGTATGACAGTGACGGAGGTATGACGCTTAATACCCACCTTACTTTGGTCAGCGGGGAAGTGGCTTCAGTCTCCGTTTCTACACCAGGGGACCGCAACACTGGCCTATTTTTTTCCGGCGCTGATAAAGTTGCCCTCGCCGCAGGCGGTGTAAAAGTTTTTGAAGTTACTCCTACCAGCACAACGGTTTTTGGCCCCCTTACAGTCACAAGTTCACTTACTGTGAGCCCTGGCGGTATCACGGTCTCAAGCACGGCGAGTTTTAATTCTGAAGTTAGAATTGGCGCCACGATTGATACGCCGGGTTCAGGAAACACGAACACAGGCGCGTCTATTTCCGAAAACGGAGCCAGCCACTTTTCAGTTGCGAGTGGTGACTATGCCATCCTAGTAAACAGAAATGATACGGAAGGCGTAGGCATCACGTTCAATAGGTCTGGCTCACAAATAGGCTTCATCTATGTATCGACATCCGTCCGATACGCCACATCATCCGACTATCGACTAAAGGAAAATTTTGAAGTACTTGAGGACGGCATTTTTACCGTCCAATCTGTGCCTGTCTATAGGTTCAATTGGAAAGAAAAACCCAACGGGCCAAAAATCCAAGGTTTCTTGGCGCATGAAGTGCAAGAGTTTCTGCCCCAAGCAGTCATCGGAGAGAAAGACGGCGAGGCCATGCAAGGCATCGACCATAGCCAACTTGTCCCCGCGCTTTGGGGTGCTATGAAAACTCTTATTCAGAGGGTAGAAGATTTAGAAGATCAGGTCTGGAGACTGACACCACCCTGACCTTAGAAGGAGGCCAACATGGCGCTGGAAGAATGGACAGTCCGGGAATTGGCCTCTCAAGGCGCCCTTGCTGGCGGCATGGGTATGCTTGGGCGGATGTTGGCGTTGGCCGCTTCAACCAAGCGCCCTATTGGCCTTTGCCTGTTATGGGAAATCCCTATGGCTATCGGTATGGGCGTTGTAGGTAAAGGCATTGCTGACGCTTTCGGCCTAACTGGTTTTTCAAATTTCGCCGTCATCATTGCCGTGTCCTATACCGGGCCTCGCCTAATCGACATCGCCTTGGCCCGCTACGCTGAAGGCAAGTCTATTAAGAACGTCTAAGGAGCAAATTCGTGGTAGCGCGTAAAGTCAATCAGGAAACCATTGAACTCATCAAGCGATGGGAAGGTTTCAGGGCGGAGCCATACAAGTGCCCCGCTGGCGTGGATACCATTGGCTACGGCCATACGGCTACCAAGTCCTTGATGAAGCAAGGCACCAAGATCACGGAGGCTAAGGCGGTCAAACTTCTTAAATCTGACCTTGCCATCTACGAAAAAGCCATTTCTGAAATGGTTCAGGTAGATTTGTCGGACGGCCAATTCGGCGCTCTCGTTTCGTGGTGCTTCAACGTAGGTGTTGGCGCGGCCAGAGGCTCTACGCTTATCAAGAAACTCAACGCAGGCGACTACGATAGTGTGCCCAAGGAACTAGCACGTTGGAACAAGGTTGGCAACAAGGTGACGCCTGGGCTTGTCAATCGCCGTGCCGCTGAGGCGGGGCTGTGGGCACGCGGCAGCTTCGTATCTAGCACAACAGGCGAGGAAGTCACGGAGGCCGCAGCGGGACTCACAGGGGCGCTTGCGTCCAATACGACGAAGGGTGCTGCTACCGTCGCCACAATCAGCGCAGCGGGCACAGCACTCTCTCAGGCTGAGCCTGTGCTACAGACGCTCGGCCACTTGTCGCCTTGGTTTGTCGGCGGGCTTATCGTGTTGGCGCTTGTTGCCGTCATTGTTTGGCGCGCGAGGCAGGAATGACCCTTTCAGCGATTTTTGCTCTTTTAACGTCCAAGGTCGGTCGTTTTTTCCTTGCAATCACGGGCGGGGTTATGCTTCTTGCTTCTGCCTACTTCAAAGGCAAGCGCAGTGGCGTTGAGGGCGAACGGCAAAAAGCCTTAGCTTCCGACCTTGATGCTCGGAGAACACGAGATGAAGTTGACCGCACCGTTGCCACTACTTCTGGCTCTAGTGCTACTGACAGGTTGCAGCAGAAATGGCGCAGGGATTGACGCTTGCGGCCCTTGGAAACCAGTCTACGTCTCTAAGGATGACAGGTTTACGGAAGGCACAGCAAAGCAAATTCTTGCCCATAATCTGACCGGGCAGAAGATTTGCAAGTGGTAAACGCTAACGACTTCGCCCGCACTTGGGTAGAAAGTGGTTTCTCCCCCACCGAAGTTGCAAAAACTCTCGGCATTCATATCCGCAACGTCCATGCAAGGCGCAGCAGGTTAGAAGCACTTGGCTATGTGCTGCCAACCATCACTGATGATCTGACAGACCGCGATACTGCATACCCTTTGCGAGAGAACCACTTTATCGAGGACGGCACCGCCGTCATCGTCAGTGACCGCCACAAATGGCCTGGAGACGGGGTGACAGCGGCAGAAGCAGCACTCTATACGCTTCTGCCTACCTTGCAGCCTGACTTCTTCGTGATGAATGGCGACCTCTTTGACGGCGCCAACCTCTCGCGCCATCCTCCCTTGGGTTGGGAGCGCAAGCCCGATGTGAAGTCGGAGCTTGAAGCCTGCCAGGAAGTGCTGGCCAATATCGAAGGGCTTTTGCTGCCCGGAACGCCAAAGTTCTATACGGTCGGAAACCACTGCCGACGATTCGATTATAAGCTGGCCCTGACCGCTTCGGACTATAAGGGAATTAGCGGTTTTCGCCTCCACGACCACTTCCCGAATTGGAAGATGGCATGGTCCTTGCATGTCAATAACGGTGTTCATGGTGGGCATACGGTCATCAAGCATAAGCATCGCCAGGGCGTCGGCGCTGCCCGCAACAACGCGGTGGTGGCAGGTGTAACCATGGTGACAGGCCATACCCATGCCTTGACGGTGGCACCTATTGAGGACTATCGGGGGCGGCGTTGGGGCGTGGAGTGCGGCTTCCTGAGCCACAAGCGCCATGCTGCTTTTGAGTATGTCGAAGACGGTCCTTCCTATTCGCGGCCAGGGTTTGTGGTCTTGACGTGGCGTGGCGGTGTGCTATTACCGCCTGAGTTGGTTGAAGTCGATGACGCAGGCGTGGCTTGGTTTCGTGGCGACGCTGTGGCCGTGAGCAAACCCCGAGTGAGAGTGAAAGCAACCTATGCAAAAGCCTGATGCGGTTCCCGTGATTGGCCTCTACAGCCCGTACATGCAGGCGGGCAAAAGCACGCTGGCAGAGGCGCTGATCTATGAGCGAGGCTTCACAAGGGTCAAGATGGCGGATGCCCTAAAGACCATGCTGAGGGCGCTTTTGGCTTATCAGGGCCTCAAAGACGAAGCCATTGACCTACGGATTGAAGGTGCCTTAAAGGCAGAGCCTTCGCCTTGGCTCTGCGGCCAGACGCCTCGCTTCGCCATGCAGACTCTTGGGACGCAGTGGGGCCGCGACTGCATGGGAGAGGATTTTTGGGTCGAAGTCGCTTCCTCAAAAATTTATGCCCTTCTTGCCGCAGGGCGTCCTGTCGTCATTGACGATATTCGGTTCGAGAACGAATACCATATGGTGCGAATGTTCGAAGCGGGGTTCATGGCCAAGGTGACGCGGCCCGATATGGACCCGCAATCGAGTATGCCTTGGTGGCGTAAGCCATTTACCAAGAAGCCGAGAAGCGAGGGCAACCTGAACGGAAAAACCTTTGACTTGGCGTTCGTCAATGACTTCTCTGACGCCAAGGAATTCACCAAGAACGCGCTTGACAAGATCGACCAGTACCTTTGGAATCACGGCATTAAGCCGCGCTGAGGAAAAAAACAGATGCCCCGCAAGAGTCAGGAAGTTGCTAGGTCGCAGTTGATGGCGCAGGCTGAGCGCCTTGCCGAAATGGGCATCACCAAGGCTGCTATTGTTTTCTATGACAAAGACGGCGACATGGGTATGTCATATGCTGGAGGTATCAGCAACATGGAACTGGTGTTCGCCTTTGAACAGGCCAAGCAAGTCGTGCTTTCAGGCGAACACGAAGATGATGTAGATGACGATGATGAGTAAGCGTAGCTTAATCAGGTAGAGCGGCCTGCTCATAACAGGCTGGGTGCGGGTTCAAGTCCTGCCGCTTACACCAAATCAAAGGCCAGAAAGATGCAAGAGAAGATATTTGCTATTTTGCGCAAACTCGCAGAAGAAGTGCCGCCAATCAAAAGCTCAAGGGTGGTCGCAGTAGTTGCAAGCGGAAAAAATATTGTTGCTTTTGGTGCTAACCAAATGCGGACGCATCCGTTTCAGGCCAAATTTGGGAAAAACCCAGAGTCTCTTTACTGGCACGCGGAGACCAACGCCATCTATAACGCTTTGCGTGTTTTGGACGTAGACGATCTGAAAAAGACGGACCTTTATGTGTGTAGGGTCAAATACCTGAGCACAAAACGAGATCAGTTTATCTTGGGCAATGCCAAACCATGTGTAGGTTGCGCTAAGTGCATCACTGATTTCGGAATAAAGCGGGTGTTCTATTCGACTGAAACGGGCTACGAGTGTCTTTGAGGAGGCGTGGCGGAACTGGCATACGCGGCAGACTCAAAATCTGCTGACCTTAACGGTATTGTGGGTTCAAGTCCCACCGCCTCTACCAACAAAAAAAGCCGGGCATTTCTGCCCGGCTTTCTTGTTTTAGGCCGCTTGGCTTTAGCCAGCGACGCGAACGGCGAGGGCAGGACGGACTGCCTTGGCGCCGTATAGAACGTCCACGGCGAAACGCTCCTGCTTGTTGTGGCGAGTCACTTCCATACGCATGGTCAGGCCAGACACCGGATCGGTCATCTGCGAGATGATCGAGCCAAGCTCAGGGCCATTGCCCACACCGGCCAGCGGACGGTTCACGAAGGCGAAGGCTTCGCGCTGGAAGGCAAGGTTGACCACATGCGAAGCGCGCTTGGCCACATCCGCACCGCTAGAAGCAATCGCCACTAGCGCGGGGCTGATGGAGATAGCGGCCTTGGTGCTGGTGTAAGTGGCGTTAGCCGAAGTCACCACGTAGGTCTGGCTGTTACCAGCAATGCTGAACACGTCGCCCGTCTTCAGGGTGCCCGCGACGGATGCAAGGATATCCAGAGTGGTAGCGCCAGCCGCCGTGGTGGAAGCCACGGTGATGCTCGCAGCGGTGCCAGCGGTGTGCGTGACAACGTTGGTGGACTGATAGAAGTCAAAGCCAAACTTGCGACCAAGTAGACCTTCAATCTTCACGTCCGAGTCGCCGGTCTTCTCTAGGTCCGACATAGCCGGAATCTGAAGAAGCTGAGCCTCAGCATCCGGGTTGAGGACCATGCGGCGGTTGCCCATCGGGGAAAGCTGCTTGTTTAGCGCAGCGCGGGCGTTCACCACGTCAGCAATGGTGCTGAACGGAGTCTGACCGGCGGTGCCGACATAACCATACACGTCCACATACTGATTGTGGATATGGCCGTCCATGGAGTTGGCAAGGGCGCGAACGGTCTCGGAGACGTTCATGGGGAGGAAGGACTCGCTCTCCATGATCTCCATGCGCTGCTTGTCAGTGATGAAGAAGGGGACTTCCTTCCACTGGTCAAGGGCAATCTGCACGAGGCCCGGCGTGCTGTCCTGCGCCGAAGCGTAGGTCATGCTGGGGGCGACGTTGGTGGCGGTGAAGGTGTTGCTCACCGGGATGTCGATGGTGGAGCCACGCATCGCGCCTTCGGTGGAGTAGTCAAGGTTGACTAGACGCGGCATGACAGCCTGCTCACGCAGAGCAAGAAGGCCACGAGCGAGAAGCCGGGGGATAAGATTTGACAAACTATTGGGCATAGAAATCTCCTGTGCTGCTAGGGTTTACCGGCATTCCCGCCGTTGAAACCCGAAGGATTCCGCGAACCGCGCACAACCCACAGGGCAGGCGGGAATTACTCTCAACCCCACAGGGGCTAAAAATGTAAACACTCTTTTCCTAAGAGAAAGCAAACGTAAAAGTCAATACCTACGGGGTTTTAAGCCCCGTAGGTATGCTTTTTTGTTTAGGCTACAACAGCCTTACCTGCCGCAATGGCTTCAAGATTACCACTGATTGCCTTGGCGTCGGTTGCATTGATCTTGACAGGGGCGCGGTCCCCGCCACGGCCATTACCCCCACCAGCGCCACCGCCTGATGGCATACCGAAGAAGAACGGATTAGTATCCCGAAGTGACTCTACCCACGTATCGAGCGTGTGCGGGTTGCCGCTGCGGTCGATTACGTCAACACCTTCGCGCAGGCGCGGCTTGCCGCTTTCGTCATCCAGCACGAACATCTGCTCGGCCTTGATGCGGATATACTCAGCCGCTTCAGGTAGCGCCTTGGCCTTGCTGACGGCGGAAGTCACTTCGTAGTTGAGGCGCTCCGACCGCCAACGGTTCTGTGCTGCTTCCGCTCGCGCTGCCGCTTCCTGTGCTGCACGCTCTGCGGCTTCCTTGGCAGCGCGCTCGGCGGAAACTACAGACTTGGTGCGGCGCGTCAGCACGTCTTCGAAAGCAGCCTTACCACCTTCCACGATCATGCGAAGGTCCGCATCGGCCTGCATCCGCTCCATAAGCTCTCGGGCCTTGGTGATGTCATCCTGGCTGCCCATGTTGCGAATCTGGTTTTCGTATTCCTGGCGCTTCTGGCGCTCAGTCTTGACTTCATTCAGAAGTTCATCGTTCTTGGCCTTGAGGCCCTGTGTGGCTTTCTGAACCTCTGCGGCGACAAGGGCCGCAATATCAGGGCCTCCGCTACCGCCATCCTCAGCATTATAATTCATTGGATTATGAAGTGCGCGAATCAGCATTTTAGAATTACTCCTCAGGAGACCGCAATTAACCGATGCGATATACGGGCGCGGCACAGCCGCACGATTGACTATTGGTGCCTAGATCATTGTATATGTGGAAAGCAATAGCCCCCCCCCTTGCATGTGAGGCACAAATGGCGCCGCCAAAGAAGTATGAGAAGATCGACTTTACGCCCCCGCAGGGCGTGCGCGAGGCGGCAAAGCGTGGCCTTGAACAGCGCCGCAAATATGGGCGTGGCGGCCTTACGACTTCAGAGGCAGGCAAGCAAGGCATCGGCTCTGGCGTGGCCCGTGCTGCCACCTTGGCCGCAGGCAAGGACATTTCGCCTGAGACGGCCAAGCGCATGAAGGCGTTCTTTGACCGTCATGGCGACGCACCGCAGGCTAAGCCCGCCGATGGTGGCCCAAGTGCGCGGGCCATCGCCATCAATTTGTGGGGTGGGCGTGCAGGCGAGGCATGGTCAGGCAAATTGGTGCGGCAAATGAAGTCCGCTGATGAGAAGGCGAAGAAGTGATGGATAAGCCACTTTGGGAAAAGAAGAATCCACGTAAGCGGTCTACGCCTTTAAGCCCGCAGGATAAGGCGGCTGCCAAGCGTCGTGCTGAGAAGGCAGGGCGCCCCTATCCGAATGCCGTGGACAATATCGCTCAAGCGCAGCGCGCCAAAAAGCGCACTTAAGCAGCGGACTTGCTTGGCACCACGCGCTCCAAGAACTCATAAGACTTGGTGGCGAGGGAAGCTGCAAGACTGTCGCCAATAAAGTGGAACTTTTCTGGTGACGCCTTGGCTTTGCGCGCCACGGATAGCGCACTTGGCAGAAGGTCTGCCTTGGTGAACCACTTCTTGCCGTCTACCCTACCTTGGTCATCAAGGGTGGGACCAGAGGCATTACCCGCAGGCTCTTCCACGGTTGGCGCATAGTAATCTTCACTCTCGCGCCAACCAAACGGTGCGCCAGCGACATGGATACGCTTGGCGCCCATCCATTCCGCTAATGCGATGGCGCGGTTTACGACCGTGTATCCTCCACTTGCGACGCTTTCGTAGTTGCAATTTTGCGGGAAGAACTTCGCATAGATTTCCATTTCGCACAGATTCTCAGTCGCAGCACCGCAAGCAGAATGGAAAACAACCACATTGGCCCCGCCCCTAATGAGGTAGTCGAACATTCTCGGATGGCACGAAGAAGCAACGAAGTAAGTCACTCTTGGGTCGAGAGGCGTCTTTTTGATCTGCTTTTCACTAGGGTCCATAGCAACTGAAAAATCAGGAATAATATCATATTCAGGAAGAATACGGATAGCCTGCTTGACCGCAAAAATCTTATAGCCTAAGCCCTGTAGTCGCTTGATCTCACGAAGCGATTGCGCTTTCACCAAAGAAGGCGCAGTCCCGCAAATCACAACGCCTTTTTCCTTAGAAAGTGCATCTTTTGTGACAAAAGGCAGGTTTAGGCTTGCAGCATATTCAATGTTCATCGGCAGAAAGCCGATTTCAGGGTTGACTAGCTTCAGGAAGTTTTGTTCCGCCATGATCGCCTGTGTTTAATGATTTACGGACCGTCATTGGACCGATTCTGCGGCTTTATCTGCCCGCATCTGCGGCGCCTTGTCAATGATGTTCTTGACATCCATCGGGCCATAAGTCGAAGGAAGCATTTCACCTTCAAATAGCATACGGTAGTATGTCTCATCATCAATGTTGCCCGCTGCATGGGCACGGTCAAGTTGCAGCCAAGTGCGGTATTCAAGGGCTGCATCAACAAAATCACGGTTCAGTTTGACCTCAACGCCTTGCGGGTTGCGGCCATTCCAGCGAACCCAAATCTTAAGAAGTTCCGTTAGGCCCTTTTCGGCGCTGTCCACAATTTCATAAAGCAGGGACGATTCGCCCTTGCTCCGCATCTCTGCCACTTGGCTTGACTCGCCCGCCGTGTTCTTACGGTCGGCCACAAGACGCGCGCCAAGGCTCGCCATCTGGGCTTCGAGTTGGGTGCAAGCGGATTCAAGATACTTTAGACCTTCGCCACGATATTCCAAAATACCGCAAGAGTTGGGCTGATCAACCAACCATACCGTGTTGGGGCCTACGCGATATTCGGGCAATTCATCGCCTAGATTGGGTGCAATCGCCCAATAAGTCGGAGTGGCCGTGTAAAATTGGCCATGCGCCAACTGCGCGCTGCGCTGGAAATGAAGGACGTTCAACTCAGCGATATCAAGAACAGGCGACCGTTGCACTTTCATACCCGTTTTCATGGGGCCAAAGCAGATGAAAGGCATCTCGCCTCGGAAGAAGCCACTGTCCGCCAGCATGGGCGCCACTTCGCTGCCCGGCTGGTAGGACGTGCTGTTATCTTTGCTCTTGACAGGAAACCAAAGGCGTTGGCGGTAGATACCATCTTCATCAAGGTAGAGTTCACGATAAATTGTGACTTCTTCTGAGCCGAAACCCGATTGGCTGTCTACCAGAAGGTCTTCCTTCAGCACGATCTGATTGGCGATAAGGCGCCCGTTATCGTCGCGCATATTGCGCCAATTGGTGATATTCTCCGCCATGTAAGTGGTGAAGTAGGGCGTGCCCCCATTGGTCGGCGCGTCCACCAATGCGCCTACGCGGCCCATACTCAGGATTTCTCGAACAATGGCGCGGGCGAATACCGTGAAAGGCTGATTGTCAACCGTGCAGGTCTCAAGTTGCGGGCGCAGAACCTCAGCGCCGTTCAATATGATCTCGGGCTCCTTGCGGAAAATCATACCGACAAGGCCGTTCAAAGTGCGCGCCGTGGCATTGAAGAACTGAGCGCGCTTCTTGTACGCCTCGTATTCACCCCAACTCATGCCAGAAAGCTGAGGTAGATACTTGTGGCCGCCTTCGCGGATGGCCTTAGCACCCTTTAGAACGTCTCGGATCATCTGCCAGTCGTCTTGGTTGGCGCTGTATTCCGCTGCGATGTCGGTGACTGGCATTGAAAAATTCCTGAATACGAAAACAAACGCCTTCGAGAAGGGTTAAGCGACCACGTAGTTAAAAGTCAATGCAGCCTTGACTTTAACACGCATGGGGGCGGATAAACAACGTCTGTAACGGTTTTTGGGAAGATTCTAATCATGTCAAGCGACAAGGCCGAAAAAGTGACGCCTATTCGCCCCGATGTGAAGGTGCAGCGTAAACAGAAGCCGCGCAAGTGGAAGTCTGGCGCCAAGTGGGATGTGATTGAGCATTACTATAGGATTGGCTGGGCGCTGAGCGACTTGGCCCGTCTGCCAGAAGCCAAGGGCGTAACGTCACAAGCCATCTCAAATCGTATTCGACGTTACAATTGGACGCGAAATTTAGAGCCTCGCGTAGCTGATGCGGCCCGTGCCATGATGGTTATGGGTATGGATGAGACAGGCAAGCCGTCGCCTGAGGCACTGTCCCTTCTGCGGGGCAACAAGGCACGCGAAGATGAAGTGGTTCTGTCCTCCGCCGCGCAGATCGCGGAGCGCCTGACCACGACACGCAAGCGGTCAAAGCGCCTGGATAGCATCATTGACCGTATCTCCAATCTGCTTGAGACTGAAATCGAGTATCTGGAGGCGGAAGCCGAAACGCGCGAGAATCCTGACCGTGTTCGCGTGGAACTCAACCGCCTCACCAAGTCGATTGGCCAGCTTGTCACGGCAGTCTCCAAGGCCAATGAGGAGGAGCGCAATGTCCATGACCTACGTCGCCTCATGAAGCCGAAGGAAGAAATCAAGCCGATGATCGTGAAGAAGCGTGCCGTGCTTGATTCTGAGGATGTATCTGAAGGCGACGAATGAACGCGATTAATAAACTGACGTGGGAGCCCGATCCTATTTTAGCGGATCGGGCGACAAGCAACCTCGGCCTCATGCCCTGGCAGGCGCATGTCTACCTTCATCCATGCCGCTACCGTGTGGTTGTGGCGGGGCGGCGAAGCGGCAAGTCGTTCCTCAGCAAGCACGAACTTTACCGCGCCGCCAATACGGTCTCCAAAGGTCTTGTGGTCTATATCGCGCCGACCTTGAAGATGGCCAAGCAGATCATGTGGCGCGAGTTGATGGATAGCGTGCCGCCTGAGATGATTGCGGAAATCAACCGCAGTGACATGTCGATTGTCTTGAAGAACACGGGCACGATGATCCGCCTCTTTGGCGCCGAAGTGCCTGACCGCCTGCGTGGCCTGTCGATTTCTTTTGCTATTTTTGACGAAGCGGCTGACATTACTGAAGTGATGTGGACAAAGATTGTCCGCCCCGCCTTGGCTGACCAACAGGGCGACGCTCTGTTCCTCGGCACCCCTAAAGTCAGCGCCGGTAGCAAGTGGTTCTACGAAGCCTATTGCGACGGTTTGGACCCTGGCAAGAAAAACTGGTATAGCTACACCATCAAGACGGTAGACGCCGGGATTGTGCCTGCTTCGGAAATTGAAGAAGCGCGGCAGACGATGAACCCCTATGAGTTCAGGACTGAGTTCGAGGCGTCCTTCGAGTCCCCCACCGGCAAGGTCTATCAGCCGTTCCAGCGCAGCACGCATGTTGTCTCGCATATTGACGATGACGGGCGTTGCAACCTTCATCTTGGTTTGGACTTCAACCGTTTTCCCATGTCTGGTATTGTTTTGGTGAAATTTCTCAATGCTGAGGGCGAGGAGTGCTTCTGCGCCGTTGACGAAATATTATTGCCAAACGCTACCATCCAACGCTATGCGGACCTGCTTTCGGAAAGGTTCAAAGGCAGGAATATTACAATCTATCCTGACGCCTCGGGTAATCAGCAGCATACCTCTGCGGGCGGCAACACGAACCATAGCGTGCTGCGAGGCATGGGCTTCAAACTTGTCATGCCGCGCAAGAATCCCATGGTCAGTGACCGCATCAATATTGTGAATGGCGCCTTCTTGTCAGCCGCCGGTAAGCCTCGGCTTTTTGTCCATCCGCGCTGCAAGGAACTGATTACGTCGCTTGAAAGCCTTGGCTTTGATGACAATGGCAACGTCGCCAAGGTCGCACAAGGCAAATACACTCACTTGCCTGACGCCCTTGGCTACGCAGTTATGAACCTGATGCCTATCTCGCGTAGGCGGATTGGCTCAGGGGTTGTGAAGATGGCAGGGGGTTATTAGAAATCCGGCAGGTCAAGCAAAAGAACGAAATCCCGCAACTCCCGTCCACTCATGCCGAACTTCTCCGCCAAGACCTTTTCGCCTCTCGCTTCTTCAACCATGGTAATCCATTGGGTCTTAAGATTGGACCGCCGGATGAGGGCTGCGAGCAAGTCGAGGTCCATCCGCGAAAGCGTCTTGGCTTGTTGCTGATAGTCCTCCCAAGCCTCTACAGCGTAAGGAAATAAGGGCCGGATGATATCGAGAATAGCATCCGCATAGTCCCTGATTTCCTTCTGCGCGTGGCTGTCCGTCCTCAGCGTCAAAAAGTGCAGCAGGTTATGAAGGTCAATTTTCCAGTAGAGGGACGAATAGGTGGTCAGCGGCAGCGTGAGGCGAGCAAGCTCCCGTGCCAAATCCTCGGCCAGCAGGGCCTTGTAGGAGGCGTAAGAGTATTCGTTATTCGCCTCAATGACGTTGCGAATTGCCTTTTGCTTGTGCAACGGAAATTCGCCTTCCCGCCCTTGCTTGTTGTCAAGCGACTGAGGGGCAAGATCGCCCAAGGCAGGCGAGAAGAACATTTCGCGGACTTCGCTGTAGCGGCCAGACTCCTCATTAATTGACGCCGTACGGTGCCGCAGCAATTGGCGCAGCACAAAGATTGGCGCCCGCAGATGCAACTTCACTTCACACATTTCGAATGGGCTGGTATGCTTATGGCGCATAAGATAGCGGATAAGCGCCCGGTCAGTTCTCGTGGCCTTGGTGCCAGTCTGGTAGGATACCCGCGCCGCTTCTACGATGGCCGCGTCGCTGCCCATGTGGTCCACGAGTCCGACGAAGCCGTAGTCGTGTATTTTGATATAGTGGCTAGGTAGCATAGCGGATCACATGCCTCGTGCAGAGAGTGAAGCCCTCAAAGGGCGGCTTGCTCTTGGGTGAAAAAGGCTTCCAGACAGAAAGCCCGTAAGTCTTGGCCTTTCGCGCCATATCTACCGTGCCCTTGCCGCCTGGGAAGGCAATGCAGGCATCCGGCTTGCCTTCTGTCAGCATCCGCGTGTTGCGGTCATGTCCCGCCAGAAGGCCGTGGCGCTTCCAGTCAGGCAGGAAGATGGTTTGGTGGACGCCATGCAGGCTGGCCCATTGGCCTGCATGGCTGTCTGCACCCTTGGCGCCTCCATGAATGAGGACGCCAATGGCGTAGTGCTTGTGCAACTGGCTTAGCACGTCATAGACTAGGGCCGCTTCATCGAAATTCCGCCCGCCGGTTACGAGAAGGCGCATGTGGTTGGAGAATCCGGTCAATCTGACTTCTCCACTCGCCAACCATCACGCTCCGCGTGCGACCAACGGTAGTTAGGGTTGGTGCTTGCCTTGGCGAGTGCCGCGATGATGGCAAGGGACCGGCTAGGTGCTACGACTTTCTGCACTCCGTTGGTTGCAACCCATTGGCTACCCATGTGTTCCGTCCTGCTTCTGAATGGAAGGCGGGACGATCTTACGCAGATTGGCAATCGTGGCAAGCGCCATCTTGTCGTGGATATGGCGCCGGCTGTGCTTCAGCAGCTTGCGGAGCTTGTTGCGCTCACGCCTGCCTTCTGTCTTGTAAGTCTTGCACTTGGCAGCGTTCTTGCCTTTTTTGGAACCTTTGGCCATTGTGGTAGTCTCCTTGTATCTTCAAAAACTAAGTCTTGCTGGGCTTTTCCGCATTAAGCCGATGAACGGTGCCGTCCTTGTCAATGATGCGGATGCCAAGGCCCCACCTTGCCGCATCTGCCACACGGGACCGCTTGCCGCCTGCTGTCAGATATTCTACTAGGCTTTCAACTGGCATGCTTTCTTTGTCCGGTTTGTCCCAAGCGGGGGACCATCGGTCTCCACAGCACGGGCAATCCGCCCCCGACCGACAACCGTCAAAGTAAATCCCGTTCTGCTCCGCGATAGCGTCCGCCTGGCTTGCGCTTTGCGCCCAAATCCACGTTGCATACCCACCGTCAGGATTGAAAGACCCGCCGGAACTGTTTTGGCTGTATTCCCACCAACCGCCCATCGGCGCGTCAGCTTTCAGGTTCTTCTCAGTCGTCAACTTCCATTCCATGTCTCTATCCCTTTTCTCTATTCGTCCGTCATACTACGAATCTCATGCGCCTCCAAGGCCGCGCATATGCTTTCGCCACAAATCCGCCAGCGTTGGGCGGAGTTGTGGCCATACTGCTTTGCCGCTTTTACAGCCTCGGGTCCGTGCGGGCATCCGCAATCAACGTAGGCGGCGCAGCGTTCACGAATGGCCGGGCCTGCGATGGTGAGGGCGGCGCGTGCTGCCTTTTGGCAAGCGGAGCAATTTGGTTCTTCACAACCAACTTCACCAGCGATGGCAAATTGGATTTTTGATAGCAGGTCGGTCATGCTGCTTCCCGTTCCTTGCCGCCGGTTCCATATCGCTCAGGCGCGCATCGCTGCACCACAGCAAGCAAGGTGGCCTCGTCGGTGGCCATGTAGATTGCCGTTGTGCTGACACTAGCATGGCCTAGCAGGTCCGCCAAGGTCCGAATGTCGCCGCCGTTCTGGTAGATATGGGTAGCGAAGCTGTGGCGGAGGCTATGGGGCGAAGCAGTTGAAGGCAGGCCAAGGGCCTCGCGAAGCCGCTGCATGAGGCGGCGCAAGTCACGGTCGGAGAAGCCTTCAAAAAGCCGCTCTTTTGGCTGATATAGCCGCCGGTAAGTATTCACAGCCTGCGCCACAACAGGCAGCAGGGGCACAAGGCGCTCACGCCTGCCTTTGCCCACGATGCGAATGGCGTCTGCGTCCACGTCCACATCCGCCGGTAGGCTCAAAGCCTCAGCGGAGCGCAAGCCCGCACCATACAAAAGCAATATAATCGCGCGGTCACGTGATATCTTCCACGCCGCGCGGTCAGGACTTGGACGAGAGGCGAGGCTGATAAGCGCGTCGGTCTGGTCGGTGCTGAGAGCCTTGGGCAAGTGCCGCGCCTTGCGAGGGCCTTGCAATGTTGCCGCCGTCTTGACAAGAGGTGCTGCCGGCTGGTTGCGCCTCACAAATTTGGCGTAGGTCTTAATGGCGGCGATGTGCCGCAGTTTGGTCGTGGCTGTGTTCTGCGCTTGGGTGGCGAAGAAGCGCCGCAGGTCAGCAGGCTGGGCGTCGGTTAGCGGCGTAGCGCCTAGCGCCACCTGTGCCGCCTGTAGGGTCTTGCTGTAGGCCAGAAGGGTCTGCGGGCTGTAATTGCGCGCCCGCAGGTCCGTCAGGAAATCAGCGATCATCGCTAGGTGCCTTTGGCTCTGTAACTGTCGTGGCCGTTTGCCTGCCACGTCTGCCAGAAAGCGGCGGGCGTGGTCAGGCGCATGATGTCGCCCATGTGGCTGGCAGCGGTGTGGAAGCCACGCGCCACAAGGAAGTCATGGATGGCCTGCCACGCGGGCGCCATCTTGTGCCGCGCCACGCGGAGATGCTGGGTGGCGCTGACTTGCTTGGCGGGTTCGATCACTGGTTCGCCTCCTTCAAAAATGTCCGCCGGATGCGTCGAATACCCTTTGTAGCGTGCAACTGATATTCGACGCCATCGCGTTCAAACGTTGAGATGATCCGTCTGTTACGACTCCCGCGCAACTGCGCAGAAGCAGGGCCGGGTGTGTGCTTGGTGCGCTTCTCCCATGCGGGGAAGTCGGCCAGGGTGGGGGTGAACTTCGAGGGCACTTTACTCTCCTTCAGCTTGTGCAAGAATCTGAATAGCATGGCGGTGGGCACGCGCAAAGGCGGGATTGCCTTCTTCGTCATACTCGGGCAGGTGCAAAAGCACGTCGTGAAGTGCCGCCCGCAGGGCATCAAAAAGCGCCTCAGAAGGTGCGGGGATCGCCTTCTCGCGCTTCTTTCGCTCCGGCTTGGTGCCGGTTACGACTTCCGCCACGGTGCTGGCTGTTGCCTTCTTCTTGCCGCGCGCCTTGGCCGTCTCGGCTGCCGCCGTCAGGACTTCCGCCGCCTGCGCTTCGCCACGCTCCTGGATAGTTTCAAGTGCAAGCGTAGCAGAGACTTGGCCCGTCGCCACAAGGTCAAGGACCGGCTCAGGTGCCGCCTGGAGGTCGATGTAGCGGCTGACTTGGATTTGCTGCACGCCCGTCCGCCGGGCGATCTCCGCCTCAGTCCAGCCAAGGTTAAGCAGGCGCTTGTAGACGGCACCTTGCTCCAAAGGCGAGAGGCGCTTGCCGCCGTTTCTGATAATCTGCGAAAGCAGGCGGTCTTTTTCGTCGGAGCCCTTCGGCTCTGTCTTGACAGGCACGGAACGGATTTCCGCCCCGTAAGTCTCAATCGCCCTCAGGGTGGCAAGCAGCCTGCAATGCCCGTCCGTCAGGACAGGCTTGCCGCCGTCCATGTAGACGGTAAGCGGCTCCTGCACGCCAATGGCGGCAATAGACCGGGCCAGTTCATCGATATGCGCCTGATTGTCAGGGTCGCGCATATCGCGGCTGTTCCATCCGTCCTTGACCATGATGTTATAGGGATTCAGGCGAAAGAGGTCGCTGCGGTCCGTGGCAAGCGCCTTCAGCCCGCCGGTTCGGCTTTCCGCTTCCGCCTTGAGGGCCTGGGCTGCGGTGCTGGAGGGGGTCGCGTAGGTGGCAAAGTCAAAAGACATTGGTTTGGTTCCTTGTTGGTGTTTGTAGCCGTGCCCGTTTCGGGCGCCTCAGTCAATAACTAATTTTCGCCGCCCAAGAGCGCCGCTCTCGCAAGCCCGACAGCTTGCCGGGCGCGCTGGATATGCTCGGCGGCTTCCTGCCGCCGGTTGACGCTCAATCGGTTAAGGTCGCGGAGCATCTCGGTCAGTTCGTGCCGGTAGCCTTCCAAGGTCCGGGCGAGGTCGGCGGAGGTCCGGGGCATTTTTGCTATCTCCAAGGGGTGTGGAGGCTGATAATCCACAAGCCTAGGCGCAGCGTCAAGGAATTTCGCCCCCGTAGCAGATAGGGGCCAAGGCTGTAAGGGTCAGCGCGGAGCCGTTTGACTTGCAGCACTAGGCTTGCCTCCTTGGCTTGTAGAATATGTGGCCCCCGATTCTGGCGGTCTTTTGCAGATGGGGCCAGTGGGGTTTGACGTAGGCGGCGTGGAAGTAGGTTGCCCCTTTGGAGGGGTCGGGCGCTTTGCCTATAAGTGCAAAGCGCGCGACTTCACGGGCAACCGCCCATTGCAAGGGGTCTCTGGGTTGGCGCATGGTCTTTGCGTTGCAAGCCCATGAGAATTGACACCGGGCGCCTTTCTTCTGATAGACCACGGCGCAGATGGATTGCGGGAAAGCCGGGGACTTCCGCCGGTTAAGGACAACTTGCGCCACGGCAAGCTGGCCTTGCACGGTCTGAGTCTTGGCCTCGTAATAGACCGCCTCCGTCAGACATTGAAGTTCCGCCGGTTCGCCTTTGGGGGCTAGGTGCAGGGCGTAGGACAGGGCAAGGGCGTCTAGCATTGGGGCCTATTCTCCTTCCACCATTGGCGCAGGTCGCGGAGAAACTTCGCCTCCTTTTCTGGGATTTTGGTGGCGCCGGTTAGCCATTGGTGGACCGTGGCTTTTGACTTATAACCGAACCATCCAGCAATGTTGTTGTGCGAAACGCCAAGGCTCTTGAGGTCGGCCAGGGCGGCGCGAAGCTCGCCCTGATCCATGTCTGAAGGGTCGAGGTGCCTCACGAGATGCGCCACACGCGGAGGCCATCGGCAAGGCGGCGGCTGGCATACTTGGCGCCGCGCTTGCGGGCGTGGTAGAGCATAAGCCCGGAGATAGATACCCGCTTCGCCCTTGCCTTCTTGGGGTCGGCTGGCAAGGGGATAAGGAAGCTATCGCCTGGGGTCATCTTGGCGAAAGGGTATTTCGAGTTATACTTGGCGAGGGTGCGACGGGCGGCGGGGAGGGGGATATTCTTTTCGATCTTCATGGTGTGGGGGTTCCTTAGTTGGTTTCTTCCGGCTGGCCTTCAGCGTTGAGCGTGTAGAACACATCGGGCTTGATACCGTTTCGCCCGACGATCCCGGCCCAAGCGTGCAGAATGGCGCCGGTTAGGGGGTGGCGGTAGACAAGGAACAGGGCGCAGCCCTCTTTGCCGCTGACTTTGCCGCCCTCGCCGGATGCTAGGGCCGTGGAGTAGGGGCCTAGCGCCTGCGCGGTGCCCCAGTCGCCCGACGCCTGCGCGGCGCCTGAGTGGCCCGACGCCTGCGCGGCGCCACAGTCGCCCGACGCCTGCGCGGCGCCTGAGTGGCCCGACGCCTGCGCGGCGCCACGTTCGCCCGACGCCTGCGCGGTGGCGCCTTGCGCCTTTACGCTCGCACCCTTGGCAGGCTTGGCGCGGCTTGCGATATATTCTACGGCTTTGCCGATAAGGTCGCCTAGCATAATCTCTTGGCCTACGGTGAGAATTTCCGCCGCAACTTTGCTGTCCATGGCGCCTTTTTCGCGCGCCAACGCGCCCGCCAAAGTCACGGCTGCATAACGGCTTGTTCCTGGCGGGTAATAAGAAAAGACTTCAAGCGGGTGGCCTTCGATCGCGTGAAAGCCGCTGGCGCAAGCTTCAACGGGGCCGTTGTGCGTGTAGGTCTGGCCGGGGGCAAACTGGAAGCCTCGGCAAGTCCAGTCTTCGTTAAAGCCTTTAATTGCTTGGGTCATGGGGTGGGGTGTTCCTCTTGTTTGGGGGGGGGGGGGGCTACTCGCCCCCTTCCTCCGGGGTCCAGGTGTAGGAAAGCCAAACGCCTGCCACCTTGCGAGCCACGGCGCGGCAGCCTTCGAGTTTGCCCTCTGTCCAAAAGCAAGTGCCGGCGGCGTCTTCGCGGTCATGTGGCGCCCAGCCGTGCGGGCAGTCGCGGGAGATGCGGGGTTCGGCGGGGTCTTCGAGGCCATGCGCCTCCGCCGCGTCGCGGAGATCGTCGGCAGCCTGTTCGATTTCTTCGAGCAGGTCGTGAACGTTCCGGCTGATGACAGTATAGGCGACGGCGTAGGCGTAGGCGCACATGGCCTGTTGCCAGTCGGCGGCCTCGTAAGTCTGGCCGCTTGTCATGTCTTCGGCGTCGGGCGCTTCGCGCTCGTATTCGCTGATGATGTCCATGCAGTTAGAATAATAAATGCAGACGCTATCGGCGGCAGAGGAAGCCTGTTCCTCCGCATTATCCCGGATTTCCTGAAGGTCAAGCGTTTCCATGCCGTAAATCGCATCTGCAATGCAGTCAGCGGCGGCGGCTTCGAGATTGATGCGGGCCATTGGTCTGGTTTCCTTTGTGGGTTGATAGCGGGGTATTTATGGCCGGTTAGGCGGCAGAGTGCAAGATAAAAGTCAGGTCGGCGGCGCGCTTTTTTGCCTTCGTGGCCCGCCGGCTGGCAACCGTTGCGGCAGCCTCGGCGGCGCGGATGGCGGCGGCGGTGGCGCGGGCGGCTTCCTTGCGGGCGCGTTCGGCCTTGCGTTCGGCGGCTACTACGGCGGCCAGGGCGGCGGTGGCGCGGGCGGCGGTCAGGCGGGCGAGGGTGTCGGGGG